AGGAGAGTGACAAATCGCGCACTATAAAAAGTATATCAGATGAATTCGACAGCCTTGCCAGGGATATTGTGGGCAATGAGGGGAAAGGGATATTCTATGCCAAGAACAAGCTCGGCATGCATGACAGGCAGCAGGTTGAAACCAAGAACGTTGAGCGTTTTGATTTCGAATAATTTTGTATATTTGCCATGGTTGACATAATAAGATTTCAGTAGTGGTTAGGTATAAGGGTGGCGCAGGCTGCCCTTTGTAATGTTATGAAGGTGATAAAAGGATATAAGCCCCATGCCAATCAAAGGCTGATACATGATTCCATAAACCATGGACCATACAAGTACTATGTGCTGAACATAGGTAGGCAGTTTGGCAAGACCCTGCTTGGTATCAATCAGATGCTGTGGTGGGCCATCAATGACAAGGGGTGCAACATTGCCTGGGTCACACCTGTATACAAGCAGAGCAAAAAGGTCTTTGATGAGATGGAGCGCGTCACTAGGGCATCCGGGCTGTTTGAATTCCACAGGTCTGACCTTTGGATTAAGGGATTTGGCAGCACCATCACCTTCTATAGCGGTGAGAAACCGGATAACATCCGCGGTAACACCTTCGATTACCTAATCATTGATGAGATGGCATTCACCAGGTCAGAGCTATGGGATGAGGTGCTGAGTGCAACTGTGTTGGTGCGTGGCAAAAAGGTCTTGTTCATTTCAACACCTAAGGGCAGGAATCACTTTTACAGGCTAGCCCTTCAGCACAACTATGATGAGAGGTACAAATACTTTCAATTCACCAGCTATGACAATCCGCTGATTGACAGCCAGGATTTAGAGGAGCGCAAGCGTTCACTGCCTGACCATATCTTTCGGCAGGAGTACATGGCTGAATTCGTGGATAATGCATCCGGGCTATTCCGCAACATATCAGCCTGCATTGGCACAGGGCAGCCAACAGCCAAAATGTATGCCGGGCTGGACATTGGCCGAGCAGATGACTACACTGTGCTGTCAATCATCAACAGTGATGGGCACATGGTGGCAGTCTACAGGTGGCGTCACATGGAGTGGAGCCAAATCATTGACCAGGTCACAGCCAAGATTAAGCAGCACAATGCACTCACACTGGTGGAGGTCAATAACCAGGGTGATGTATTCTATGAGATGCTGGCCAAGTCATGCAGGAATCTAGTGGAGCCATGGGTGACATCAGCCAAGAGCAAGCCCCAATTGATTGAGGACCTGGCAGTGGCATTCGAGCAAGCAGAGGTAATGGTCCACAATGAGCGCTGGCTGCTTGATGAATTGGAGGCATTTACCTATATTTACAATCCAGCAACAAGGCAGGTAAAGTACAGCGCACCTGATGGCTTGCATGATGATGGGGTGATAAGCCTGGCATTGGCATGGCATTGCAGGAAGACATACAGCAGGAGAGGAGTATACAAAGTGATGAGAGTATGAATGTAATTGAGGTAAAATATCCTAGGCATATTAGAGAGTGCAGTCCAATGATGGTGACCAAGTGGCTACACATGGCACCATTGTGGCAGGAGGCACAGCAGAATCTTAGCGGCATGCTTGATTTCCATGTGCAGGTGGTGAGCGTGTTCACAGGATTGAAGGTAAACGAGATTAAGAGGGCTGCGGTGGATGATGTGGTTAGGTTGAGCTACAGGCTGCTGAACATGATTAGTGACCATGAGATGGTGGACCCAACAGGCAGAGTGGTGATTGATGGGCAGGCATACGTCTATGAGAAGGATTTCAGCAAGATATCAACAGGACAGATGATTGACATGAAACTGATTGAGCGCGTACCTGAGGAGCCACATAGAGCATTGGCAATCTGCTATGTGGAGGAGGGGATGGAATACTGCCAAAAGGATGACAGGGGTATGGTACTCAATCCCAATGAAAAGAGGGAGGCACTATTCAAGGACCGGTTCCCTGGTGATGAATTTCTGAATTTCTTTGGTTTTTTTTTGCGCGAGTCAGAGAGCAGGAGAAACGCTATTTTGGCACTACAGGTAGTGAGGATGGAGGCACAGAGGATGAAGATAATGAAAGCGGTCCAACAGACAGCGAGTGGTTTACCTGGACAGGAATCATCCTCCGGTTGGCTAAGGAGCTTAATAGGTCGATTGACCAAATTACGCGGCAACCGTACATAGAGAGTATGTTTTGGATGAACTATCTCAAGATACGTGATGAACAGGAATACATAAGGGATAGAGAAAGGCAGCAACAAATGCAGGCAAAGTATGGCAGATAAGTTTGATTATTTGAACACCTTAGGAATCAGCAAGAGTGACCTTGCCAAGCCAGCCAATGCATATGAGGAGATGTTGCTGGAATTGGCCAAGCAGCTCACCATGGACCTAAGGGAGGCAGTGCTAAACAAGGCAAGCAATACAGGAGGGCTTGCATCATCCATTGCTGCATTGCCTGATGGCAAAATGACAGTCAAGCTAGAGGCTGATTTCTATTTCAAGTTTATGGATGAAGGTGTGAATCCTGTCACCGGCAAGAGATTTGAGTCACCGTATAGCTTTAAAAAACCAACAGTGGCACCTGCTCACATCAGCGCATTGCAAAGCTGGAAAGGGTACACACCACAAAGGGCATATGCTAGCGCGTATGTGACCAAGAACAAATATGGGTTGAAACCTAGAAAAATCCTGGATAGCACCTTGACACAGGATACATTGAATAGAATGAGTAATGACCTGAGCACCTTGATGGGTATGACCTTAGAGGTGGTATGGGATAAAAATACAAAGACATGGCAGTAACAATAATACAGGAGCCTAGTGGATTAATGCCATCAAATAATCCAATAGTGTACACCTTTGACAGTGACCAAACAGCACAGCCCAATTTTTCCTTTTATGTAGAGGTAACAATTGATAGTAATTTACACAGTGCACATCAGGTATTCCCTGAGCTTGGCAATGTTGGTAAGTTTGATGTATCACAAATAGTTAGGTCATTAACAACTACACCTGTAATTGATTCTACCTTTGTGCAGGATTATGATACAGCCGCAGTAGATGTGCGTATTAAAGTGTATGAAAAATATGGCACACCGGCTGCATTGGGAGCCTTTGATACAAGCAACAGGATAAGGTCATTCAATGGGTCATTAAAATATAGTCAATTTATTGATTGGCAAAGTAGTACGTACAATGTAAAAGCAACTAATGGTGCACTATTTACCACCAATTTTCCAAGAGCAGAAAAAACGTGGTGCAGGTGGGATGAATGCTTTTTTCTTGGCTTGTTATCAAGTCGTCTTGTGGTAGGGGATTCATATAGAATATTCATAGAGCTATTTGATATTAATGGCAACAGCATCACATCAGATGCACAATCTATTACACATTATCAATATTGGCAGTTTAATGTAGGTCCTGAGGAGATTGTAAATAATACAGCCATCACATCAGCTCATTTTGATTTGTGCGCCTATTACCAGGTGTTTGTTGAATTCACTGATGGGGTAACTACTAACTACACTGAATTTTTTACCATATGGTATGACCAAGAATGTACCAGGTACACACCTGTACGGTTGCATTGGCTAAATAAGTTTGGCAGTTATGACAGTTATAGCTTTGATTTAGTAAGTCAATCCAGCGCCAATGTGACTGCCAACAATTACCAGCGTCAATTGGGAGAATGGGAAACAGGGGGTTTTTATAGCTTTTTAGCAACAGCACCACAAATGCAGCACTATTCTAAACGAGCGATTGAGCAGATGATAGTAAATTCAGATTGGATTAAGCAGGAGGTGCAGCATTGGCTAGTGGAGGAGCTGTATGAATCTCCGCGAGTGTATGTGGAGGATGGGTCGCGGTTTTATCCTGTGATGGTAACCAATCCTAACTATGTTAAAAAGCTCAGACGAAAAGACGGATTGATACAGGAGCTGGTCCAATTGGATAAGACACATGAATACATTAGCCAGCTGAACTGATGGAGCTATATCTCAATAACATCAAGGTTGACCTAAATGATAGGCTGCCATTCCCATTGACATTCAACATCAGTGATATTAAGGATTTGACAGCTCGCAAGGGTAACAATTCCAAAACCATCAAGCTACCTGGCACACAGCTGAACTGTTCATTGATGGTGCAGATATTTAGCTGGAGCGCCACAGAGGTGGATAGTGGAATCAGCAGCACATTTCTAAACTTTGACCCAGCGGTCCGAATACCTGCGAGGTATTACAATAATGGTCTGCTTGAATTTCAAGGAGTGGCACAACTAAGTGAATGCAGATACAATCAAGGCAGGTGGGAATTTGATATCCTGCTCATCAGTGAGACCATTGACTATATTGGTAGGCTGTCTAAGGTCAAGCTGTCGGAGCTAGATATGAGTGAGTACAATCACCTGTATACACGTGCAAACCAGCTGAGTAATTGGGCAGGCAACATTGAGGTTAACGGATTAACTACACCAAATGTAGTGGCAGGTAATTACACAGGTTTGGGGTATTACTATGGCCTGATTGATTACGGATACAACAGGGCTGTTGCGGATGAGTTTGATGTGGACCAAATCCCTCCGCAGGTATTCGTATATGATATCCTAAAGCATGCGTTTGAATATTGTGGATTAACATGGTCAAGTGTATTTTTAGAGACCCAACTATTCAAGCGCTTACTGCTGGCCTTTGAAGGTGGAGTACTGCCACAGATTGATAGCGCAGCGTCTACAGCTCAGAGTGCTACTATGCAGGAGGAGAATGATGGCAGCGGTAATTTGATATACTATTTTCAAGTTGTATTGAATAATCAATTTCAAGAGGCATATCAATATGACCCGGTTGATGTAACGGTATTCACTGACCCATCCGGACAGGTACAGGGTACAAATGCCATGCGATTTGTAGCAAGCAGTGAGGGCACATTTACTGTTGAATACAATGGTGCCCACAATCTGAGTATAGTCACACCATTGGTTGTTGATGCCAATACACAATATGCACTTGAGCTGCACATATTTGTGGACAATTCACTAGTGAGCAGTGACCAAGTGTACACAGGGTCATTGGTTAATTACAATACTAATCAAAGTGTGAATATAACATTCACATATACTCGTGATGTGTATGTTTTGATTAACCAAGAAATAACCTGTGAAATAAAGCTCAGGCTCAATACCAATACCACCATCCCCAGCTCATTGCATACAACAGAGTATACACTGACATCATTAGGTTCTAATCTAAACATCATTAAAAAGATACAGAATCTAACTGCTGGCACATTACTAAACATCAGTACATTCCTGCCACAGATGGACGCAGGTACATTTTTTAAGGGGCTGGTTACCATGTTCAATCTGTACGTCAAGCCCAATGTGGATGACCCTACCATTATGGAGATTGAGCCATTAAATGATTTTTACAACAGCTCAGCGGATGCCATTGATTGGACCGACAAAGTGGATTGGAGTAAGGATGTATCAGTGATACCTACAATCAACTATGCATCCAAAAACTACACCTTCCGCTGGGAACAGGATGAGGATTATTTTAACAAAAAGTACAGGACCGATTGGGCTAAGGATTACGGCAACTATGGCATTGAGTCTACCAATCAATTTGCTCAAGGGGATACAGATTTCACGGTTCCATTCGCACAGAAACTGCTGGCACAGATTCCATATGATGATGTGACGTTCACTGATTTGATTGTTCCGCGTTCATTTCAGATGCAGCAGAATGAGGATGGCAGCCTTGAGATGCAACAGATGAAGGGAAAGCCATTCATTGTGCAGCTAGGTGGTATGAGAACAGGAGCATGGGTACATATAGATGAATTTAACGTACCTAATGTGATGGCAAATTATCCATATGTTGGGCACCTTGACAGCCTTGATACACCAACTTTTGACCTAAACTGGGGAGTACCTGAGTATGTGTATTGGGTCACAGCTACATATCCCACCAATAACCTGTACATGTACCATGAAAAATTTATTAAGGAGCTGCTCAGTCGGTATGGCAAGGAGGTGCAGCTGAGCGCAATGATTAACAGTAATGATATATTTACATTGGATTTCCGCAACTTGATTAAAATTGATGGCGTGGTATTCAGATTGCAGTGCATTAAAGACTATGATTCCGGTAAGGATGAGAGCACCAAATTGGAACTGATTCGCATAATTGAGGGAGAGGGTATAACAGGCACAATAATATAACAGATATGGAAAGGAAAAAAGGGTCATTCATTTTGAACGATGGTGTAACAACATGGACAGGTGTAGCTCAAGCTATTCACGTCGTAACAGATTGCCGATTCCAAACAATTAAGGATAGCAAGAATCAGGATAAAAATTATTATATACAAGCCTCAGCATTGACCATACCAGCAGGTACCTATATTGCAGCGCGAGATGGGGCTAAATTTAATAACATTCTTTTATCCCTAGGTGCTGTTGAAATAATCTTTTAAGTATGGCCAATAAGGAGGCAATATTCAGGCTCAAGCTGGACACAGGTAATGCGGTGAGCCAGGTCCAAAAGCTGGACAAGTCAACACAAACATTAAACAAGGATTTAAATGCTCTGAGTCAAACAGCAGAGCAGGACCTTGGCTCTGCCATCAGTGAGCTTGAGGGGCAGATGGAAAAGATGGCTATGGCTGGCAAACGCAATACTCAGGAGTACAAAGCCTTGGGCGCTGAGCTTGCAAGGTTGCAGGGTATATTTTCTGCGGTTGAATCTGACATCAAGGTGTTAGGTGCCAATATGAATGATGTATCAGGTTCCATCTCAGCCATGGAGGATAAGCTGTACACCTTAGCAGCTACAGGTCAGAAAAATACGCAGGAATTCAAGGACCTATTTGCTGAGCTCACTAGGCTTAAGACAGTACAGCGCGAGGTGGATGCGATTGTGGACCAATCATCTATATCCATGGATGACACATCCGCAGCTGTGGGGCTTTTGGAGGACAGAATGTACAGGCTCGCTGTGCAGGGAAAGCAGAATACAAAGGAATATCGGGAGCTCACTACACAGATAGCTAGGTACAAAACTACCCTGCTTGATGCGGATATGGCTGTGGAGACACAGATGATATCCACCAATGACCTGAGTGGGTCCATTGGAAAGCTGGAGGATAGGATGTATGCATTGCAAGCGCAGGGTAAACAGAATACCAAGGAATTCCGCGACAGCGCACAGCAATTGGTGCAGTACAAGAAACAGCTACAGGGTGTTGATATGCAGATTGATGCCATGATGCAGGGAGGTATGCGGTTAAATACTGCACTATCTGTTGGAAATACAGCCATGGCAGGGATGCAAGGGTTTGAAGCATCTATGAAATTGGCTGGCATTGAGAGTGAGGCCATGACTAAGGCTATGCAAAAAATGCAGCTGGCTGTCACTGTGCTAACATCCATCCAGCAGGTGAGCATAGCACTACAGCGCCAAGGGTTGATTATGACTACATTGGCGAATGCTGCGGATAAAATACGCAACTTTGTTTTGACAGGTCAATTTGCAGCTACTGAGTCATTGGTTGCAGCAGAAGGGGAGCTCATTGCTGTTGAGGGTGCGGAGACATTGGTAACTGAGGCAAGCACAGCAGCAGATGTTGGTGCAACAGTGGCAACAGGAGCGTTAACTGCTGCCAAACAGGGAGAGGTTGCAGCCACAGGTGAGCAGATTGCAGTGGGTGTAACGGAAACCGGAGTAAAAGGAGGTCAGGCTGTAGCTACTGAGGGCCTTGCTGCTGCCAATGTAATGAATGCAGGAGCTACAAATGTGGCAACATTAGCCACAAAAGCGCTGAGGATAGCCCTAATTGCCACAGGAATAGGTGCCATTGTTGTGGGTGTGGGCCTATTGGCAGCCAATTGGGATAAAGTTAGCCAAGCATTACTGGATGTTTATGATTGGTTTAACAAATTAGGCCCCGGTATGAAGGCATTGGTAGGTTCTTTAATTGTGGCATTCAGTCCAATCCTGCTAATGATTATGAGCATAATGAAAGTTATGGAGGCATTTGGATTGGTTGATGATGAGCAGACTAGGAAAACGAAAGCCAATGCAGAGAAGAGGACCAAGGAGCGCGATAAGGAGCTAAGAAAGGAGGCCAATGCAATCAAGGGGAGACAGTCAAGGCAGCAGGCTGCATTTGATTTTGAGATAAGGCTGGCACAAGCCAATGGCAAGAGCACAGAGGACCTTGAGCGCAGGAAAATTGTGGCATTGATAAAAACCACAAAGGCCATACGTGACAATACCAAGGAGCGCATGCAGAATATGTACAAGGAGCTACAGATGTTAAAAGAAATGGGTGCAGCGGATAGTGATAGGTACAAGAATTTATCTAAGCAATTTAAGGAGCTACGCAAAGAGAATTGGAAAAATAATTCCGATTTGAAAAAGAGCAAAGAGGACCTAATTATTATGGATGCTGAGCAAGCACAGGCTGCTAAGGAGGCAGCTAAGGAAAGAGCAGAGGCAGCCAAGCAAGCAGCAGAGGCAAGCAAGCAGGCAGCTGAGGAGAAACGTAGGGCAATACTTGAGATTGAGAAAGCAGAACGAGCTGAGCTCTTGGCATTGGAAAAGGAATACCAGGATAATGTGCTAGCATTAAAAGAGGACGGCCAAGAGAAAGAAAGGGAGCAAGCCATCCGTGCATTTGAGGAGTACAAAAATACATTCCTGGAAAAATCCATTGAGGAGGAGCTCAAGGCTGAGGAGGAGAAATTTGCAAAGGGCAAGATAAGCAAGGCACAGTATGAGGAAAATATTGCAGCTCTGAGGATGAATGCCATTAATAATCTTAGTGAGGAGGAGCGCAAGGTGTTGACCAGCAAGCAGGCGCTGCTCAATAAGGACCTTGAGGGCATTGATACCAAATACAATGATTTGAAAATCAAGCTCAGTCAAGAATTCACAGCAGCACAGGGTGATGAATTCGATAAGGAGCTGGCTGAATTCGCTAAAACACAGCGAGAGAAATTGGTCAAGCTCAATGAAATGCTCAAGGCTGGTGCCATTACTGAGGAGCAATTCCGTGCAGAGGTAACTAAGATGGATAAGGAATACACTGCAAAGAGCACAGAAATTCAAGAGGACCGGAATGAGAAATATCAAGCCATGGTCCGAGATAAATATGAGCAGGAGCTCGCTGATTTGCGAAGGTCATCCAAAGAAAAGGATATGCAATTGACCAGCGCATACAAGTCTGGGTATATCACAGAGGAGGAGTATAGGAATTCCATTCTGCGATTGGCTGAGGACACAGCTGAAAAGGAAAAGCAGATACAGGAAAACAAAGCTCGCGAGCTAAGGGAGAAAGAGCTGGCAGGTATTACGTCCACATTGGAAATGATACAGGGCTTTTTGGATACCATGGGTGAAATTAACAACAGCATCAATGAGTATCAGAATGCAAGGCTTGAGTCACAGCGCACAGCAGATGAGCAGCGCATCAAGGACCTAGATGCAAAAAAAGCTGAAGAGCTAGCCAATGAGAATCTGACTGCTGAGCAAAAGAAAGCCATTGAAAACAAGTATGCCAAAGATACATACAAGATTCAGCTTGCAATGTATGAGCGCGAGGAGAAAATTAAAAAGCAGCAGTTTGAGCGTGACAAAGCCTTTAAGATAGCCAGCGCTATCACAGGTACAGCCATGGCAATAGTCAAAGCGATTGCAGAGTTTGGTCCACCACCATCACCATTGGGTATTATTGGTGTGGCATCTGCAACAGCTATTGGTACAGCACAGATTGCAGCCATTGCAGCACAAAAATACAAGGCAGGTAGCGCACCAACAATGCCAAACATATCAGAGGGAGGTGGTGCAGGAATGGCCGGAGCAGGCGCGAGCTCATTTACTGTGAGTCAGAATACCACAGGCACTAATTTGGATGAGCTGATGAGTGGAGAAAGTGGTGGTAAATTACCGGTTACGCAGGTAGTGGTATTGGAAAGTGACATCACAGGGGTACAAAATAAGGTGGCAGCACAGGAAAAGCTCAGCACCTATTAAGAAAGTCTACACAGCTGCCCTGTTTGAATTCGTCACTGATTGAAAAGCAGCCATATTTAGATAGCATCTCATTGGCTTTGAGGATATCGGGCCTGCCTATTTTGAGATTCTGTGCATCCGTGGATATGAAAGTATTTACATTGAGATACAGTGATTTCAAAAAGTGGTTATGCATCTGCCAGGTGATTTCATCAAACAGCTCAATGAGCTTGATTGAATTAAACAGCATAGGCTGGTGGCATTCAAAGTTGAATGTGGTGTAATTATAATGGTTAAGGAATTCAAGGGTATTTCTGCATGCTTTCTGATACACAGGTGAATGGTCCGGATTGATTTTTAATGTACCATTACGCAGGTTGGTATATGGGTCAAAATTACTGTTGACAAAAAAGTCATCATTCATGTACACAGCATCACCACCAATTTCCCTGGCAAAGGTCAATATTTTATCAGTGACATCACAGCCCCTTTCGTGGTATCTCTTTTTGTGAGGTATATTCTCAGCACCAATGACGGCATCCCCAATGGTCCATATCTCAGCATCCGGGAAAGCATCCATCAGCCAATCAATTGAGCGTGTGATATCCCAATCATTGACATGCCTAACATATGGATATACAAATACCATGGAACAAAAGTACATAAATTGTATATGAAAAAAGACCTTCCGATTTACGAGATAAAAATAGATTTGAATGATGCTGATACAGAGGTGACATTCAATAGCCTGGTGTATAGCCCTGCACATGAAATCAATTACGACATGTTTAGTAAGGCTCACAGGTTCCAATTTTCAGAGGAGGAGAATGTAATAATTGGGGTGGCGATTAGCGCAGATACACCAATTTACAGATATGACCCAATCAGCAATGAGGAGTATTATGTGGTATTCACTAAGCAAGCGATTAAGGACATTGTGTATGACTATGCTCGCAAGGGCAATTTCAACAATGTCAACATTGAGCACAATAGCGAGAATGTTGTGGATGATGTTGCCATGATAGTAAGCTATCAAATAGATGAGAGCAAAGGGCTCACAGCCCCGGATAGATTCAAGGATGTTAAGGATGGATCCTGGATTGTGGGCTACAAAGTGAGTGATGAAATTTTTGCTAAGGCCAAGGCAGGTGAATGGCAGGGCTTTTCCATTGAGGGATTCTTTATGTTGACTGAGCAAGGTGCCAGCATGGAGGAGAACATGTGGTCACAGATAGCCACAGAGCTTGATTCATTACGGCAGCAATTTGCCAAGATGAGGGTATCAATGGATTATGATGAGACCCTAAGCACATCAAGAGGGCAGCAATTGGCAAAGCGCCACATCTCATTGGGTGATGATGTATTCATTGTGACAGCGCGACAGCAGAGCAATGGAGCTGTTGTATATGAGATGGCTCAAAAGCTCGGCATACCTAAAGAGAATGTGTATTTCACAGGTGGCAGAGACAAGTGGCAAGTGCTGAGAAGGCTGAGAATTGAGCGCCATTACGACAATAATGCAGAGCAATTATCCCTAATCAAGGAAAATACAGAGATTGATGCCGTGAAATTCGGAACAGATGTACATAAAGAGTAAACAAATAAGACAATTATGAACGAAAATTTCAAAAAGGTGATGGATAGCCTGGCTGAATTCAAGACAATCCTTGCCGGGCGCAAAGTGGCAGCCCAATTTGGTGAGGCAGTTTTGGAGGATGGTACTGCTATCCGTTATGATGGAGATGAATTAGCTCCAGGTGTTGCCGTTTTTGTTGTCACTGAGAGCGAAGAGATACCAGCACCTGAGGGTACACATCGCTTGGGTGGTGATATGGAAGGCATTTCAATTGTAGTCGATGCAGAGGGCAAGATTGCAGAAATTATTGATGAGCGCACAGGCAATGAAGTTACTCCAGCTGAGGAGGAAATGTCTGAGGCACAGGTCAAGGCAATTGTGGAAGGTGAGGTTGCTACATTTGGCAAGGCTTTCAAGTCTATGTCAACAATAGTAGAGGCCATTGCCAAGCAAAATGCTGACTTGAGTGCTGAACTTTCCGAATTGAAAGCTGAATTCGCAGCCTACAAAAACGCACCATCTAATGAGGTCAAAGAGGCAGAGAAATTTGCCAAGAAAAATACATCCGGAATGACCAGCCGGCAATTGTTTTTACTAAATAACATGAAAAAATGAGCTTAAAAAAGTTTATCAAATCTAAGTTTGACTATGATGTGTCCGACTTAAGCCCATACGTGGATGATACACGTGAGGACCTAATTGTGCGTTCAGTAACTGAGGCACAAACATTACAATACATTACCATTCAAGAAGGTGTCAAGGGAACTGAGGACCTTAAGCTATTGGATGATTCAATTGTTTACCAAGAGGCTAACTGTTCAATGGTTCCTGAGGGTGATACTATCTATTCAGACCGTCAATTGAGCGTTAACGCTATTGGGTACATGAAGAGATTCTGTCAAAAAGATTTGGCTGGATTGTGGACACAGTTAGCATTACGTCCAGGTGCAATGGCTGAGGATAAGGAGCTACCTTTCGAAGCACAATTGACTGACTATTTATTGAAGCTACATGCTCGCGAATTGGATAGATTGATTTGGCAGGGTAATGTTGCTACAGGTACAGGCAACTTGCAATGGATGAATGGATTCCGTCAATTCCTTACAATTGCTAACGGAGCTGTTGATTTGAACACATCAAACACTACATCCATCAACGCATCCAATGCATTTGATGTATTCTATGAGTGTTTCATCAACACACCTGCACAGGTAGCAGAGCAAGCTGATTTAGTATGTTTTACAGGTCGTGAGAACTTCAACTATTTATTGAAGTCATTAGTTGACCAAAATTTCTATCACTACAGCCCTGAGACTATTGCCAACATGAATGAGTGTTTGGTACCAGGTACTAACATGCGAGTGGTTAAGGTTAACGGATTGAATGGCTTGGATAACATCTATACAGGACGTTCTGCACATTTCTTCTTTGGTACTGACCTTTCATCTGATTTTGAATCTTATGATTTGTGGTATTCATTTGATGATGATGTGATTTATATCCGTTCTAAATTCCGCGCTGGTGTACAGGTTCCTTTCTTAGATGAGATTGGAGTATGGAATGGCACAGGCTCTCCTAACTAATTGTTAAACGAAAACTAAAAAGATAGAGAGATGGCATGTAATATGACAACAGGGTACAATGACAGAACATGTACCAATGGAAAAGGTGGGATACTAAGCGTGTTATTATTCCCTGTTGGGAATATCCAAACACCGGTAACCATCGCAGCGAATGAGATAACATCAATGACCGTGACCGGTGAGGTTTTTCTTTACAAGTTAAAGAGTAACCTATCCAGCTTTACAGCACCAATCAAAGTGAACAAAGAGAATGGTACACTTTGGTATGAGCAAAGCCTTTCAATGATACTAGCATCTGATACTAAGGAGCTAAGGTCAGAGATTCACTTGCTTGCTCAGAATGAGGTGTGCTGTTTGGTGGAGAAAGCCAATGGCACATGGGTTGCATTGGGGTTGAATGAAGGCCTACAGGTGGCAGATGCCAATGAATATACATCCGGTGTACTTAAATCAGACCGACAAGGACACGTAATTGTTCTTAATGGTATGGAAAATGACGAGGTTCCTGATGTAGCTGATGGTGTTATCACCACATTGTTATCACAGCAGTCACCTGCAATGTAATATATCTCAATAATTCTACCAAGGGGAGGGCAATGTCCCTCCCTTTTTTGTAAATTAGAGCCATGAAAAAGTTGAAAATCAAAAAGGAATGTATCGGATTAAAGGTCAAATGTGGCTTTTTAAACAAGTGGTACATAATTGAGGAGGGCAATGAGGAGCTGTATTGGCAGATGGGAATAATTGATATTTTTGAAAAGTCAGAGCCTGCAATTGTTAAAAAATCCAAGGATGTTAAGAATAGAAAAAAATCAAGTGAATACGTTGATAGTAACGGTCTCGGAATTGACAACGATTCCAGCCCCATACTATCTATTTGAATTCATTGAGGAGCAAACACAGGAGGCCTTGTATTGCATTCTGACCAATATCAGCACAGGTATTCCGCGATATGATGAGTTTACACTGGTTGATGGGGTTGATGTTACATTCCCCTATGCTGGTTTCTATACATACAAGATATACCAACAGGCAAGCTCATCCAATTTGGACCCTGCTCTGTCTGATGGAATAGTGGAGGAGGGCCGTGCCCATGTTTATGAGATGGATAGCCCATCCAATTATTATGATTACAATGTAGCTAATTTCGTTTATGAGTAAGGTTTTAAATGTGCAGTTTAGTAAGTCATTCACTGTTCCGGTGGAGGAGCTTGATAAGGGCCAAGGGTTTGTAAAGTGGGGAAAGAAAAATGATTATCCATTCTTTATCATTGATTTGCTACATGGCTCTGCCTGGCACCAGGGTATCATTAAAAACAAAAGCTACTATATCGCTGGAGGTGGCCTTGAGGTGGTGAGTGGAGATGCACAGCCATTCCTTAATAACGAATTCAGAGATTTTGACATGAATGAGATAGCTCAAAGAATGACCTTTGATTTTGAGCTATTTGGTGCCATGTGTGTTAAGGGTACCTGGAATAGGGAAGGCACTAGGGTAGTGGCATGGGAGCATCTGAACATTGATGCATGCAGGCTGTCTGAGGATGAGCGCACACTGTATGTATCAGATGATTGGAATGCCAGGAGACAAACACCTGAGGACACAAATTTCCGCACATATCCAGCATTGGATGAGAATAATCCGCATGGTGCATTCTTTATCTATTACAAGGAGCCAAGCAAACAAGCCAAGGGTGAGAAAGGAATCTATCCAAAACCACCATATGTAGGTGGAATCACAGCCATCCAAACAGATTGCGACATATCTCGCTGGCATATGTATGAAATTAGCAATGGTTTCAAAGCTGGCACCTTGATAAATCTGCCGGGAGGTTTTCCGGAGACAGCTGAGGAGGAGCGCAAAATTAAGGAGCAGATTAAAGGCCCTGTGCAATCCATTGAATCAGCTGGAGAAATTATCATCACGTTCAGCCAAACCAAGGATGATGCGCCATCTGTCATGCAGCTGTCGGGCAATGACCTTGATAAGCGCTATGAAATGACAGAGAAAGCTGTGCAGCAGAACATTCTAGTGGCTCATAGCATCACAGCACCTACCTTGTTTGGTATCATTCAGCAGGGCTCATTCAATGCAGCAGAATCAGCTGATTTGTTTGAGATATTCAAGGTGACCTATGTGAGCTCAAGGCAAAAGCAGATAGAATGGATGATAAACTACATGGCTCAATTGAGTGGTTCATCTGCTATACTCAAGCTGGTTGATGTTACACCTATCGGAACTGTACCACAGGTAGATGCAGCAGCACCTGTATCTGATGTGGCAGCGGACCCATTGGCAGCTGGAGAGATTGATGTGGCTAAAACAGCCTTAAATGGTGCACAGATTGCATCAATTATTGATGTGGTGGCAGCCATCAAGGAGGGAATATTAACACCTGAGGCAGCGCTGCAGGTACTTTTGGCCTCATTCCCTACCATTGCAGAGGCACAAGCTCGCGAGATAGTGGGATTGGACAGCGAAGGTATGGGTTTTTGTAACCACAAACAGCTGTTTTCGGACCAAAGCATTGAGTTATTCCTGCAACATGGAGAGCACAAGGAACAATTTGAGATAATTAAAAGCGTGCCTGTGGAATGGGATACACCATCTGAGGAGGTATTCAGCAGAGAGCAGCAAATGTTTGATGAGATAGGTCAGATAATGGTGCAGCTCACTGACCTTGAAAAGGCTGTATTGACATTGCTACAGGAGGATGATGAGGAGGCAGGCTCAATTGCCAAGGCAACAGGCGAGCCATTGCAGGTAATTGTCCAGGTGATTGAGAAATTAGTAATTCTTGGCCTGTATGAAAAGCCATCCGTTGATGCTGAGGGTGTGAGAACAAAAGGAACTGTAACACCAACAGGTGGGCAGGTGGTGAATCAGATACCAGGCTCTGCTCAGCCACAGTATGAGATACGCTACAGCTATGAGAAACGTCAAGGTGTACCACCTGTGAAAACCAAATCAAGGGATTTTTGCAAGGCATTGATGGGTGCGGAAAGGCTTTATTCAAGGGATGAGATTAAAATTATTTCAGGCAGAGAGGGCAGAGATGTTTGGAAATATAGAGGTGGATGGTATACCAATCCGGTAACTAAAGTAACAACACCATGGTGCCGTCACATATGGATGCAGAATCTTGTAAAACGTAAACAATGAACTACCTAATTTCAGCGGAAAACATCCGCAAGCTGGGGTTGATACATCCCAATACTGACACAAAACTGCTCACAGTAATCATCAAGCGGTCTCAGGATATGCACATTCAGCCAGCCTTAAAAACACCCTTGTATAAGGCGCTGCTACTTAGGGTACAAAATAATGACTGGAATGATGCTAACTATGTGACATTGATGAATGACTATGTAATTCCTTGCCTGGTGGCGTTCGTTGATTACAGGAGTGCCACATTGCTCAATGAAAAGCTCACCAATAAAAGCGTAGGTAGACAATCAGATGAGACAATGACAGCCAATGATGACAGCCAAAGCAAGGTGATGCGTGACCAGCTGCGAAAGGATGCATCATTTTATAAAGAGAGATTGATTGGTCATCTAATTGATGATAATGGTGTGATGTATCCTGAGTATATTGAAAATGACTGTAGCCATGAAGCTGTAAAAGGAGACCATACGGGCTACAAACCAACGGGATGGATAGTATGAAATTCAAGATATCACAGAAACAGATTGATAAATTAAAGCAATACCTAAATGCTAAGGACATTAAACCAGGTCATGCGGGAGCTAAACGAGATAGCAAGCGCACACCGGCAAATAAATGAATTCTTTCAAGGTGATTTCCTTGATGCCATCAGCCGGGATGCTGCTCAATATCCATTGATGGTGGTGACATTGGCACCTGGTAATGTCAATGAAACAAGCGTACAGATGAGTGCTACAATCACCATATGTGACAAGTACAATCATTCAGAATACAGGCAGATAAATGAGGTGCATTCCGATTGTTTGAGTATAGTTAATGATATCAATACCACATTTAGACAATACAGGTGGACCGAATTCGTGGATATCACTGATGATATTACCATTGAGCCATTCATAAATGAGGGGCAGGATATGGTGGCAGGCTGGACCATGCTAGTGAACTTTGATGTGTACAACGAATTGAATTGGTGTGATATCCCATATGATGGATATGATTTTGAGAATGGCCCAGCTGCACCTGAGGAGTGTGGTGATATGTACACAACGTATCAGATATACATTAATGGCAATTTGATTGACACATTTTCGCTATCTACAACAGAAAATAATACAATAAATATTGAATACTAATGGCAGTAACTACAGTTAACATCCCTACACAGGTAGAAACTTTTGCAGATTTAGCGTCATTTCCTGTGACCGGTGCAAGCAATACCATATACATTGCGCTGGATACAAGCATTTCCTATTATTATGATGGCACATACCAGCCAATAGGTGGTGGAGGTGGCTCTCAGGATTTGCAATCAGTCACTGATTTTGGCAATACAACTACTAATGACATTAACCTGGACAATTCATCCATAGTATTAGACAATTTTTCTAAGCTCACAAAAGGCTGGATTGACAATGGAGCAGATGGTGGCATTGCTAGAGAGTGCGCTGTCAATTATCAGGACCAATGGGAAAATGGTGTGCAGTATTATATCAATCAAGGAGGGTACATTGTATGGGCCAATGCCATAAATAATACTATTCCGGATGCCAATTATGACATTACAATGGGCTACATTGTAGGCAGTGTATTCTATGATTTGAATAATCAGAACAAATACAAGTGCACAGATAACACAGATGGAGCTGCTGTGTGGGAATTGATTGATGTCATTCCTGCAACAAAGAACTATGGCCTATTTTCTCAGACAGCAAACAGCGTGGCTGTAACAAGCACCACATCTGAAGGCACCTTGATTGATGGAGGTGTTGGTACTTTAAGCGTGCCTGCCAATGGTTTCAAGGTAGGTGATTCATTCCATGTGAGCATGGGGGGCAACATGTCCGGAAAGAATAATGATACCATCAGAATAAGGTTGAAAAGTGGCTCTGTTGTATTGGCAGATTCTACACCATTGACAATGCCAGGAATAACCAATCAAGTGTGGTACCTTACTGCTGATTTTACGGTGAGATCCATTGGAGCAGCAGGGGTAGCATCAATTGTGGCGGTTGCACAATTCCATATCCTTAAAGCAGCAAGCGGAACGCAAGAGGGCTTTGCTTGGAATACTTTAAACAGTAGCACATTTGATACGACAATACAGAATACATTGGATATCACAGCTCAATTTAGCAGCAATAGTGCATTGAATAGCATAAACAGTGATATATTCATCCTCAATAAAACATATTAATGTTTAATATATTCGATTACCTAAAAAGCCAGATATTGGGCAAGCAGGATGCCCTGGTATCAGGGTCCAATATTAAGACCATAAACGGGTCATCTGTATTGGGCTCAGGTAATTTGGTGGTGTCTGGTGGAGTTTCTGATGGTGACAAGGGTGATATAACTGTGAGTGGGTCCGGTGCCACATGGACCATTGACAATGGAGCTGTGACAGATGCCAAGGTAACTGATGTGGCAGCTACAAAGGTAACTGAGGACAGCACACATAGGTTTGTAACTGATACAGAGAAGTCTACCTGGAATGGCAAGCAGGATAGCTTGGTATCAGGCACCAATATCAAGACAATCAACAGTACATCCCTGCTTGGTAGCGGTGATATAGCCATCAATGGCAATCCATCCTTGGGAATTGTGACAGGCACCAATGTTACAGGGGTCACTGCCATGACTAAAAGCGCTACAATCACAATACCTGCCAATACCATTAGTGCAATAACTGTGTTAGAATTGGAGGCAAGGGCGATAAGAGTTGCTACACTTACAGGTACTATAGCGTTTCAAGTATACATTAACACATCGGATTCCTTGACAGGTGCAACGTTGCTAGGTGTATTTAATTCCATGACCACAAGTAACTGGTTTACTCAAGGACGTAGATCATTGTTTATCAACCCAACAATTAACACCTTAATTTGCGTTAATACAGGTACGACAGTAGCTACAGATTTCACATCCACAGGTGCCAATGGTAGTGTTACATTTAATGAGGCAGTGACTAATTACCTAATTTTTGCAGTACAGCCATCATCCTCAACCACCACAGCTGTGGTACAATATGCTTTTTTAAAGAAATATGTATAACATCACCAAAATATCCGGAGGTTTTCTATTCAACGAAATCACCTATTTTTTCAATGAGGTTGATGGAGCTAAGTACAAGGTACTAACCAGCACCCAGCTATGGGTATATACTAACCAGGGTATCATTCTATTTGACCTTACATGTACTATTGATGGAGTGAGCTATACTGACATCAATCTGTTTGGTGAGAATCTGACAAATTAAAACAGATTTGCATAAATACGTATAAGTACGTACATGGCACAGGAGCAAATTTTCAGGCTATCTTTTCAAACATTCATCAGGTCACCATTTACCTATCTGTTTTTTGTGTTGCTGATTGGATTAATATACCTAGGTAGGGTATTGATTACATCTAAAGATACTGAAATAACATCCTTAAAAAAGCAGGTGAATGAATGTGACCAGGAGCGTGTACGTGATAAACAGCTATTGCAGGAGATAGTATTCCAAGAACAACTTAATACGCGCTTAAATGGAAAATAAAGCCCTAATTATCACGTCAATTGTCGGAGCCATTGCATTGATATTCGCACCTGTGCCAAAACAGCAGCATACAGATGCACCAAAAGACCAGGTAACCATTCAAGCGGAGAGGTATCTTGAGCAGCTCAAAGAGCAAAATCAACATGCCGTGGATAGCATCAATCAAAAGGTGGACAGTCTGGAGCATATCAAACCAAAATATCGCTATATTTACAAGGTAATTAAAGCAGATACGAATGGTAAGGCCGTACACTGATAAGCAGCTACTGGATAGGGTAGCACAATTGAATACTTTTAAAGGCTTGCCTGAGGGAAGGTGGATCCTGGGCGTGCGTTCTAATGAGGATATTCCGAATAAGTTTGATGATAAATTCTATGTGTTTGACAAGGACAAATTTGTGATGGTCATGTCTGGTACCACCAATCCAGGGGTGACCATATTAAAACATTACGAATCATTCAATAAAAAAGGAGCGGCCATTTTACAATCAGATAGGTGGTATTATGATGTGTGGCACTATGGCATGCACAGGAATAAGATAGCCGGGCTATTGCAGCGTGGCGCATCTGTAATTGTGCACAGAGATGGTGACAAGGATAATAAATCAGAGGAGCTTGGCCCAGGAATACCTGGATGGTATGGTATTAATTTCCATCTGAATTCACATGATATCAATACACAAACGATAAAGAATGATATCAATGCCTGGAGCGCTGGATGCCAGGTGCCAAACAATCCGGAAAAATACAGGCAGCTAATGGGATGGTTCAAAAGCCATCAGCGTGTTGTTAGCTATTGCCTACTAAAAGAATTTGAGCCATGAGTAAACCAAAAAAAGATATTGAATTCCATATTGATGGAAAAAAGGTGGATATAAATGTGACCCGAAAGGATGGCAAAACCACCATTGAAATAGATTCAGAAAAATTGGATGTGTTATTACAGCGGTCAGAGAGCGGTCTGAATGTGACTGTCAATGATGCATCCGGAATATTGGGCAGGCTGTTTAAGGCTCTGTTTAAAAGGCGCTAATTTCCTCAATTAGTTTTTTTCTTACTGCTTACCGGGTCCATGTGGCCCGGTTTTTTTGTCTAATGAATGTCTAATTTTGTGGAAAAAAAAGAATAAAATTTTGCAGTTATGTAAATTATGATTATCATTGTGCATGTCTAATTTAAAAAACAGCAGTATGAAAACGAACAAAATTGAATTGATTATCCCTTTGCAAAGCCAAATGTCTTTTATTATTATTATGGAGGATGGCACAGAATATCAAACATTAGAGATGACTATGCCCGAATATGATGATGCGGATAATTTTACATTCGCGGATTGGCAAAATTACTTGAAAACAGATAACTACTTTAAAATCAATTGAGATGTCAGAGCACACAAAACTATTGGGGAAAGCACTATTGACAGGAATAGTGATGAGCATTTTGGTCGGATTAATTGAAACCTACCTATGAACACAGTGCAATTGATTCAAAAGCTACAGGCAGCAGCATCTGATATGTGGCAGCTAGTGATGAGGCACCATGATACGCTGGAAAATTTGCAGCAGTATTATGAGCGAGCCATCACTGTGGAGGACAGGAAACGGATTGAGCAGGAGATTGCATCTGCTGAATCCAATATCAAGGTGACCATTAGGTCGTATGGTTTAATAATGAAAAACATTGAGGAGCTATGTATGCGGTAGAGGTTAAATGTGAGGATTGCAGAGGCAAAGGCTGGGTTGAAATTATTGGAGCCTGCAGCAGGCCGGCATCCACATGTTGTGGTGGATGTGTTAAAGATGTTGAATGTGAAAATTGTAACGGAAATGGGTACTATTGGGAAGAACAAGAAGAAGAGGATTGAGCCAAGACACATGGCCATTCCATTGGTAATGCGTGTAAAGTGGTGGAGAGACCAATCAGTGAGCTTTGATAGGGGTGGGTCGTTTGATTTGGACCATTACATGCGAATATGTCAAATTAAAATTGAGCAATATGGCAAGCTTTGAGGAGCATTTTATTGAGGTATCCGATTGGGTGGATGAACTAGCAAGAGAGCACAGAGACCATCTGCATGTGGACAAAATAATAATATCGGAATTGACTCGTAAATTGTGCCATACGTTGGTGGCAATGGATGAAATCCTAAAGGAATTGGAATGAAACATTATGTAATTATTTGGATGGCATTGGCTGTGGCCTGTGCATTGGTTTGGTGGGCAATGCTGGTATGGATTGGATGGCCAGCATTTGTAGTGATACCTGCCATTGGTTTTATTATTCATTATTTTACTAACAAGGAATGAAGCAGTGGAGAGTGACCTACAAATTTAAGGGCCCAAGTGAGTGGCAGCTGGGATACATGGCCATCTTTGCCTATGATAGCCAGCATGCCAGGGAAAAATTTCCAATGTGGCCAGGTTTAATAGTTAAAATTGAGGAGATATGAGTCCAAAAGAAAAGGCACAAGAGTTATTTGATAAGTATTATCAGATTTTTGAAGATGATGAAGATGAACATTATATAGGTACTTGTAAAAGAATTTCTAAACTAAGCGCATTAATTGCAGTTGATGAGATAATAGAAGCTAATCCTTGTTATGAGTCATCAGATAGAGGTTTAAATTTTAGTTGGCAAGATAACACATATTACTGGCAACAAGTTAAACAATTTATTGAGGAGATATGATACACAAAATGAATGAATTAGTTAAGCTAATTGACATGTATGGGCTGAAAACATCTAAGCGAAACCGGGAACTAGTATACCAGCGTTTCTACATGTACAAAGAATTACGCAAGTGGTTAACATTGGAGCAGGTTGGTAGGCTATTTGGCAAGGACCATGCGACAGTAATCTATGGAATCAAGATGGCAAAGATGTTTGAGCACATGAATGATACCATATACTTTGAATACATCAAGCACATTCGGGCTGATTACTTGGCCATGCTTGACGGAAAGAGTATGTTTGGATTACGCAAGATTGACTATGTGAATGGCACAGCTATAATGTACGTAAACATCCCAATGGAGCGTGATGTATATGACAGCATTGAGGACGTTGATATCTGCCAATTCAAAGAGGTTTTGGAGTGTGTAACGAGTGTGTAATTACACACTACACACACCTATATGCAGTAAAAAAAAATCAATTCATTTTTGAAAAAACTGTTTTTTGCCGTTACACACTGTGTAATTACACACTTTTGGCTCTTAAGCCCAGCAAACACTGATAGTTTGAGTGTGTAAATGAGTGTGTAACGGTGTGTAAAAAGTGTGTAAATTTACACACTGAATTGAGGGAAATGTGAATTAATACTAATTTTGTGGATAAAAGCAATGAAAAAAACGTACTTAAGAAAGTTAGCAAGTGAGGGGTATAGCATCATTCCTGTTGAGGAGGATAAGCGGCCCAAAGGTGCCTGGAAAAAATACCAAAAAGAGCACAGGTCACCGGATGAGGTGGAGGCATTGAATAGCCCATTGTATGGGTTGATATGTGGCTACAATGATGTGGAGTGCATTGATGTGGACCTAAAGGTGATTGTGGGATTAAAGGAGCAAAAGGAATGGTGGGCTGAATTCCTGCAATTCTTGGAGGACAATATTGAGGATTTCATGTCAAAGGTGACCATTGTCAAAACAAAAAACGCTGGATTCCATATCCTGTACAGGTGCTTTGATGTGGCAGGTAATACCAAAATAGCTACATTGAAGGGCCAAAGCGAGGCAATCATTGAAACCAGAGGCGTTGGTGGCATGGTGGTACTATACGACAATTACCTAAGCAAGCGAAGGTACCATGATATGCAGTACATTACACCTGAGGAGAGAGAGATAATATGGGAAATAAGCCGAACGTATCACTACACAGGAGATATGCCCACAGAGGAGCCAAAAAGTGGCTCATTTCAAACCGAGGGAATCAGTCCATGGGCAGATTACAATAGCCAATACTCAGCATTGGATTTGATATCAAGTGATTTTGACATCACAAGGAGGACCAATTCAGCCTATATCATCCGCAGGCATGGTGCAAAGAGTCCGCATTCCGGATATGTGTACCAGGATAGTGGATGTATGTATCTGTTCAGCACAGGTACCATATATCCAGCGGAGCAATTGCTATCCCCATTTGCCATATACGCATACAAATACCACAATGGTGATATGACAGCAGCAGGCAAGGACCTGTATGAGCAAGGTTATGGCTCAAGGGCCATGCCTAAGGTGGATGTGCCAAAGGTTGTGATGCCTAAGGAGAAGAAAATAACAAGGCAACAATTCCCCATTGAGATATTTCCCGAGAAGGTACAGAGCTACATGCTGCAATCAGCCAATACATTGGGTCTGTCAATTGACTACATGGGCAGCTCATTCCTGTGGGTGCTGTCGGTTATCATAGGCAATAGCTTGAGAATGCAGGTCAAGCAGGGATGGTATGAGGTGGCATCCCTGTGGATTGCAGTGGTGGGTAAGCCAGGGATTGGGAAAACACCATCCATAAATCAGATAATTTTTCCGTTGAGGGAAATGAATATCAGAGAGCAAAAGGAATATGCCCGAAAATATGCCAAGTACAAAGAGTATGAGGCCATGGATAAAAAGCAAAAGGAGTATGCGGAGTATGTGGAGAAACCTGTGAGTAAGCAATTCCTGGTAGGTGACATTACGCTGGAGGCATTGATTGACCTACATGAGCAGAATCCAAATAGTGTAGGGGTGTTTAAGGATGAGCTCGCAGGGTGGTTCAAGGATATGAACAAGTACAGGCAAGGAAGTGACCTGGAGTTTTGGCTCTCATCTTGGTCTGGCACCAGCATATCATTGAATAGGAAAACATCAAAGAGTGCATTCGTGGATAAGCCAATGATACCTGTATTGGGTGGTATACAGCCATCTGTATTTGATGAATTCACCACAGGTGAGAACAAGGAGAATGGTTTTGTGGATAGGATACTGATTAGCTATCCTGAGCTTAGGGTCAATCACTACAATGCCAACAGCATGGATAAGGTAATGAGTGAGATGTGGATTGGAATACTGCATCAAATCAAATACAGAATTGATTCAGCCTATTTTAAGATGACTGAAAAGGGTGATATTATTACTATGGATGTAACATTCAGTGATGATGCCAACAAAGAATGGATACGGATACATGATAAGCTCACAGATATTCAGAATTCAGATGATGAAAATGAGTACATGAAAAGCATGCTGCCCAAACAAAAGAGCTATATTCCTAGGTTTGCGCTATTGCTGAACACGTTATGGTCCATATTGGAGAAAGGATCTCAGATTGAGCATGTGAGCAAAGAGAATATTCTGAGAGCTGAGCTGCTGAGTGAGTATTTTATCAACATGAGCAAGCTCGTAAAGCAGGATGTAAAGGAGAAAAATGAGCTGATGCAGGCAGGCAAGACAGCAGGTAGTGATAAATATGCCATGCTTAAGGCAATGTTCAAAGCCAATCCTGAGCTGAACAAGACTACAGCCAGCGAGGTGTTAGGTGTATCACGGAAAACGGTGTATAACATGTTAAAACAAATAGAAAATGAACAAGCAAACAAGAGAAAGGCTCAAGCAGCTGGAGCTGCAGGAGCTGCAAACTAAATTCCCAAGCGTGCCATTGCATTGCCTGGCACAAAGTGCATTTAAGGAGACCAATGCCAATGAGCTGACAAAGACCATCATCAGATTTATTCAGCTCAATGGATATCAGGCTGAGCGTATCAATACCATGGGCAGATTTGTAGGCCCTAAAAAGTACACAGATTTTGATGGCAGAGAGCGCACCATTGGCAAGGGGAAGTACATACCTACCACAGGCACCAAGGGAAGTGCTGATATATCTGCTACTATTGCAGGCAGGTCCATTAAGATTGAGGTAAAATATGGCAAGGATAGGCAATCAGATGCACAGAAAAAATACCAGGAATCAATTGAACAGGCGGGAGGTACCTACATAATCGCAAGAGATGTGGATGGATTCATTGAATGGTATGATAATTTCATTGCAGAAATTAAATAGTTTCATTACATTTGTAAACAAATAAGCAGTAAATATGAAGAAAGAACAAGTACAGGCTTCCTTGTATCGCAAGGTATGGGATGCCAAGAGGCAAATTGGTAAGGTGTACAGAAATGCTCAGAGTCATCATTCTAAGTATGCCGATTTGAACAACATCCTAGATACAGTGGAGCCTATCCTTTTTGACTATGGGTTGATATTGATGCAGCCAATCAGAGAGAACAAGGTGGTCACTCAGCTGATTGATGTGGACAGCGGTGATTTAGTGGAGTCATGTATTGACCTGCCCAACATCACGGACCCACAGAAATTGGGTAGTGCTATCTCTTATTTTCGCAGGTACACATTGAGCAGCCTGCTGTCGATTTCTACCACAGATGATGATGATGCACAGAGTGCAACAAAGGCCATGCAAAAGAAGCCAGCAGCATCTGATGACCTGGTGAAGAGATTCGTGCAGTCATTGGCAGATGGTACAGCCAAGTGGAACATTGAGAAATTCAAGGCCAATTATGAGTTGAATGAGGAGCAAATTAAATTAATCGAAGCAGTATGAAGATTAGAGCCCACCAATTGGGTGATATTATGACATCACCTAAAAGCAAATCAGAGGAGCTTAGCGTGACAGCCAAGGGAGTAATAAGGTCCAATGTGAAGCAGGAGATATTTGGATACAAGAATGTAATCAATTCTAAGTACATTGAGAAGGGTATCACCCATGAGCAGGATAGTATTGACCTACTGAACAAGGTTAGGCTCACAGATTACACCAAACACTATGGCAGGATTGACTATGTACAGCTATCCGGTGAATGTGATATCCTAACTGAGGATACAGTAATTGATTTGAAAACATCTTGGTCACTTATTACATGGCCTGGCACACCAGCTGAGGCACACAACAAAGCGTATGAGTGGCAGCTAAGGGCATACATGTACCTGTACGAAAGGCCAAAGGCTGAATTGATATTCTGCATGGTGAGCACTGACCCTGAGCTGTGCAAGTATGAGCCTGAGGATATCCATCAAGTGGACCATATTGACCCATACATGCGTATCACTGTTGTGAAATATGAGCGTGATTTTGAGCTGGAGCAGCAGATGCATCAAAGATTGGATGCAGCACATGCATATGCGGATAGCTACAGAGCTGAATTGTTGAAATCAAAGATGTTGAATCTATGATTAAGGTAGGCAGTGATTTTAGTGGAGTAGGTGCATTCAATCAGGCTTTGATGAGATTGGGTATTGAGTTTACTGAGGTATTCGCATGTGACATGGATAAGCATGCAAGGCAAACATTCATACACAACTATGGTGAGCCAGGATATTATCCTATGGATGTATACGAAAGGGAGATACCATCAGAGCCATTGGATATATACATGACATCACCACCATGTCAGGCATTCAGTTTGGCTGGCAAGCGATTAGGTAAGGATGATAAACGAGGTATATTGTTCTTTAATTCTCATGAGTTTATACAAGTAAACAAGCCTAGGTATTTCATATTTGAGAATGTTAAAGGCTTGTTGTCTGATGATGGAGGCAAGACATTTAGTGAATGGTGCAATATGCTTGGTGGTAAGTCAGTCAATGGTAATCCTGTAATATTTCCATTTGAAGAAAGCGTACCTTATCATATCTATTGGAAAGTGTTGAATGCAAAGCATCATGGAGTGCCACAGAATAGGGAGCGTGTGTTTATAATTGGAATCCGTGATGATGAGGATAATACATTCAGATGGCCTGTTGAAGAACATCTTACCAAACGATTGAAGGATGTGTTGCAGGAGGAAGTTGATAGTAAGTATTTTTTGAGTGACGAACGTATTGCAACTATTAAAAAATCAGATAGGGGTATTGGATGGACAGATCCTGAAAAAAAAGATTCATCTAATTGCATTTTAACAGCATATAGTAAAATTCCAACAGATGGCGAATATATCAAAATCAAATCAGCCACATCAAAAGGATATGAGGAGGCAACTGAAGGAGATAGTATAAACTTCAGCGTTCCCAATTCAGAAACAAGAAGAGGCAGGGTAGGTAAAGGTGTAGCTCAAACATTGGACACGGCTTGTAATCAAGGGGTGATGGTAGGAGACTACAGAAAAGATGAAGGATTTAGATGGAGACAGGATGGAAATGCTCCAACGCTTTGTGCAAGAGCAAGAGAAGATGGAAGTGGTCAGCCATTGACAAATGATGGATACAAAATCCGCAGGCTAACACCACGAGAATGCTTCCGCCTCATGGATTTCCCTGATACGTTTACATGGCCTGTATCAGACAGCCAAGCATACAAACAGGCAGAGAATTCTATTGTGGTAAATGTACTATACAAAATAATTAAAAACTTAAACCTATGACAAATACATTGATTTTAGCCATTCTGAGCGCGTTTCTCTACACAAGCAAAGGTAAGGCTACCTATTACGGAGAACATTGGACAGGCAGGCTCACAGCAAGCGGTGAGAGATTTCACGCAGACAGCATGACATGTGCACATAAGACATTACCGTTTGGCACTATGCTGTGTGTACAGGATATCAAGTCCGGCAAAGAGATTACCGTCAAGGTGAATGATAGGCTGCCAAAGAACAGCGGAGTATTGATTGACCTAACCTATGGAGCAGCCAGGGAGATGAGCATGATACGAAAGGGAGTAATCCAGGTAAACATCACAGAGGTAGGTAAGGGTAAAATTTACAAGAGATGAGGACAGCAGTTACATTCATAATATCACAGATGTCATCTTGTAATGCAGATACAGGTGGAGGAGGAAATTGGTATATCACTGTACCACATGATACCATCAAAAAAGCATTGGAGATGGAGAAACAACAGATAATGGCTGCCTATTTAAAAAATCATAAACAGGCCTGCTGGATGGATAAAACGGAAAATGAATACGCAGAGGAATACTACAACGAAACATTTAAAAAATAAAAATATGCCATGTAAACCATTGAAACCAAGCACAGAATCAATTCCTATTGATGTTGAACTATCATTTCAATATGATAGGCTTAGGCTCATATTCAACAATGATGAAGAGGCTGATTTTATGAAAGGGTTTAAATATGCTATGGATATAGTTATTGAAAAATATTACAAGGAAACCTTTGGCGAAACAATAGTAACCGAATACCGCGATGGTAGTATAGACGTTGAAACCTTTAAATCAAAATAGAATGGAAAACAAGAACAACAGCGGAGCACTATTTCGCAATGACAAGAAGATTGCAGGGAGCAATCAGCCTGACTACACAGGCAACATCACCATTGATGGAGAGCGCAAGCGATTGGCAGCCTGGATAAAGGAATCACAGGCAGGAAACAAGTTTATGAGCATTCAAATATCAGAATTCAATGAGCAGCAAAATAGTCAAGCAGCACCAAGCCAAGCCCAGGCAGATGATGATCTCCCTTTCTAAGGATTACCAATTGACTGATTGGGTGCGTGACCAGCTCATTGCCATGATTACGCCTAGGTACAAGATTGGATTTATGGCCTTAGATATGGATGTGACATATCACCAGCTGTGGAGATTCATGCGCGGTGAGCATATGCATGAAACATTTATCAACAAGGCATTCAAATTCTTGCTAAATTCGAAGGGTGAAATTCTGGAGAGCTGAGGCATACAAATTAGCCAAGTCCATAACCAGGGGGCATCCATTACATGAGGACCTTGTGAGTCATGTGTACATCCTCATGGATAAGTACAGCGTGCCTGAGGAGGACCTACCAAGGACCTTTGTGAGATTCGCATACAATCAATGGAATTGGTACCAATCAGATTTTAATAAGACATTCAGGGGCTCTGCCAATACGGTGGAGCTTTCTGATTTGTTGCCGGATGACATGGATGATATGGCACCATCAGCTCTCAAGCTGTTCCTGGATGCCTACATGGACCAATCACCTGCGGATGAAACCGATATTTTTTGCCGTGAGATTACAAAGATGTACCTTTATGGCATGACATACAGGGAGATAATGGCCGAGACAGGCATATCTCTAAACATAATACACAAAGCAATTAAACAAGTGAAACATGATATACATAATTCTTATGAGCATAGGGATAGCCCGTGCATTGCAGACCTTTAACCTGCCCGATATTAAGCCATTCAATTGTCAATCCTGCCTGGCCTTTTGGTCATCCATGGTTATATTCCTATTGACAGAATGGGAACTGTGTGGCATATCTTTTATAGCCTATTTAGTAAGTGATTTAATTTTGATATATGAAAATAAGTGAGGACCTAAGGATACAGATGGAGCGCTATGGCAGGACCAGCTCATTCAATCTGAACAATATTACCAAGAGCGAGCTTGCTGTATGGTATAAAGACGTACAGGGCAAGGTATTAAATATCAGCTGTGGCACATGCCTGCGTAATGCTATGCGTGACCTAGTGGCGCACATGCAAAATAAACCAGCTCAGCCATCCATTCGCAAGGTGGTGCCATTCAAAGGTATCACAGAGAGCAAGCCATTAACCGCGATGAGCTACAAAGAGCTTAGAGCCCTAGCTAAAGAGCGAGGCATCAAGGGCACATTAAAAAGAGATGAATACATTGAGCAGTTAGGCAATGCATAAAGAGCTTGACATGGGTGATATGTGTGAGGCATCTATTGATGGCAAGTATTGGGTATGTGTCAAATACCTGTTTTTTGATGCCCACAATGATGAGTATGTGTGCCTAGTGGACCAATCCTATTGCCAATCATTCCTATTGGTTAGGCCATTACCTGAGGAGATATGAGCCATTGATACGTTTAGGCCAATATATCATCAAGGAGCAGGCAGGTATTTATCACATTTACCGGGTAAAATATGGTAGAGCAGTATGGTGGCAGCTATGGAAAAGAAAAAACAGGCAGTTGATATTGATGGAGAATACTCAATTCATTAACCTAAATGAGGCAATAGTATGGATAAAGACAATGACATAAAAATATTACAGCTCACTGCTATGCATGGACGGCATAGTACTGTCTCATTCTGCATTGACCAAATGCCATGGATTGAAAAGCTCTTTGTGGCAAGTACAGATGAGGACATGGAATTTTGTCAAAACAATCCTGGAGTAAATTACTATGTGCGTGCATTGAATGACCCATTGAGCATGAAGTGGCAGGCCGGAGTCAATGCGCTCAAGAATCTTGATTTTGATGCTGTCATAATTCTAGGCAGTGATGATTGGATTGATTGGAATACCTACCATTACATTTCCACCATGATTAAAGAGGGCTTTGATTTTGTAGGTTTTGTTGATTGCTATTTTTTAGATAAAGGCACCCAATACTATTGGCCTGGATACAAAACCATTCGGCATGGTGAGCCGATTGGTGCAGGCAGGACAATCTCAAGAGAGTTGCTCAAGCGCATGGATTGGAAATTATTCCCTAAAATATTAAACAGAGGATTGGACAGAATAAGTTGGCCACAGATATGCCGTCATTCAAAACGGCCTTTGATTACCAACTTGAAAAACCATGGGTTGATGATGTGCGATATTAAGGACCCGGAGTCAATGAATCCAATACATAAAATAAAGGATGTTATTAAATTGAACTGATATGCCAATACCTAAACCGAAACCAAATGAATCAGAGGCCGATTTCATGAAACGCTGCCTAAGTGACCCAAAAATGAATGAGGAATTCCCTGCCAATCAGAGGGTAGCTGTATGCTCTGCTCAATTCATTAAGAATAATAATAATAATAATAATAATAATAATAATACCTTAAAAGAACTAAATTCTTAGTTATGGCAAAATCACAGGAAACCATAGATAAGCTAGAGGCATATGCTTGGCAGTACATTCAGGAGTGTATTAATCATACACGTCCACATGTCGCAGGGAATGGTAAGGTAATCCAGGTACCTGATAGGCACATACCTACCATTGACTACTTTCTGAGGATATGGATACCAATGCAGGAAGGCATGCAGTTGATTGCAAGGCGCACATGGTATGATTGGTTGAGGGAAGAGAGTGACAAATCGCGCACTATAAAAAGTATATCAGATGAATTCGACAGCCTGGCTCGGGATATTGTGGGCAATGAGGGAAAAGGGATATTCTATGCCAAGAACAAGCTCGGCATGCATGACAGGCAGCAGGTTGAAACCAAGAACGTTGAGCGTTTTGATTTCGAATAATTTTGTATATTTGCCATGGTTGACATAATATGATTTCAGTAGTGGTTAGGTACAAGGGTGGCGCAGGCTGCCCTTTGTAATGTTATGAAGGTGATAAAAGGATATAAGCCCCATGCCAATCAAAGGCTGATACATGATTCCATTAACCATGGACCATACAAGTACTATGTGCTGAACATAGGGAGGCAGTTTGGCAAGACCCTGCTTGGTATCAATCAAATGCTGTGGTGGGCAATCAATGATAAGGGGTGCAACATTGCTTGGGTCACACCTGTATACAAGCAGAGCAAGAAGGTGTTTGATGAGATGGAGCGAGTCACCAGGGCATCCGGCCTGTTTGAATTCCACAGGAGTGATTTATGGATTAAGGGATTTGGTAGCACCATCACATTCTACAGCGGTGAGAAACCGGATAACATACGTGGTAATACCTTCGATTACCTAATCATTGATGAAATGGCATTCACCAGGTCAGAGCTATGGGATGAAGTGCTGAGTGCTACTGTGTTGGTGCGTGGCAAAAAGGTCTTGTTCATTTCAACACCTAAGGGCAGGAATCACTTTTACAGGCTAGCCCTTCAGCACAACTATGATGAGAGGTACAAATACTTTCAATTCACCAGCTATG